GGAAGGCTACATACGGTTAACATTCAAAATGGGACTTGTCCCATTTTGAACGTTAACATATCGACCAAAGAAAAATTCGATGGGACTCTGTCCCATCGAATTTGTCCTTTGGTCCAAAACCGCAGATAGACCTTAAACCCTAACCATTACTGTAAAATAATGAAACAATCAAGGTTTCATTATTGCGGATACCACTGATATCGAGACCGAGACCGATAAAATTTATACATTTTCTGTTTTGTTTACACGGTCATTCAGTAGAATAAGATCTTCATTGTAGAGAATCTTTTTATCCAATAATCCGTCAATCATACATCCCATCAACTCGCGATTTTCCTGTAGTAACCGTTTGGCTTCAAGATAACACGAATGAATCAGACGCAATGTTTCGCGATCAAAGATTTCCCGGGTTTTCTCCGAATACCCGCCACCCTTGGCCAAACTACGTCCCAAAAAGGGCGCTCCGCTATCCACATTTTCATTGTAAAAGACTTCCAAGACGTCGCCCATACCGAAATTGCCAATCATTCGTTGGGCCAACTCATTGGCCTGTTTCAAATCTTGGACGGCGCCTACCGAAACGTGATTCTCGCCATAAAAAAGAGTCTCGGCGGCTTTCCCACCCAGAGTCACAATGAGGCGTTTTCGCAAAAGATCCTTGGTATAGAGTCCACCCTCGGTAATATTCAAATACTCATTGAATATGGTATACCCACCTGCACCATTGTAGGTACTCTGGATACTGACCTTTTTCATTTCAAAATACTCTCTGAACAAAAAGGCCAAGAGAGCGTGTCCCGTTTCGTGGATGGCGACTCGGCGCATCGTCTCTTCACCACGAGTATCGTTTTGCTTCACAATTCCAACGATGGCCTTGTCCAAGGCATTGAGGATGTTCCCTTGGTTAATGGTGGTATTCATATCCCTGGCCGCAAAAATGGCGGCTTCGTTTAAAAGGTTTTTCAATTGTGCGCCGGAAAACCCCGCCGTCAACTCGGCAACCAAATCCAAATTGATCGTATCTGCAAGACGCTTGTTTTTACAATGCACTTCCAAAATCGATCGTCTAGATCGAGCATCGGGCAGTGGAACGGTAATGACACGATCGAATCTACCGGGACGCAAGAGCGCACTGTCCAAGACATCTTTGCGATTCGTTGCCGCGATTACCAAAATACCCGTGTTGTCCGCAAAACCATCCATTTCTGCCAATAATTGGTTCAGGGTTTGCTCGCGCTCATCGTTGGCCATATTGATTCCGGCACCGCGCTGTCTACCCACGGCATCGATTTCGTCAATGAAAATAATACAGGGCTTGTTAGCACGGGCTTGACCGAACAAGTTGCGGATCTTGGACGCGCCCATTCCCACAAAGATCTCGACAAATTCACTGGCGGCAACGGAAATGAAATTCGCTTCGGCTTCACTGGCAATCGCCTTGGCCAAGAGTGTTTTGCCCGTTCCCGGTGGACCCTCGAGCAAAATTCCGCGGGGGATTTCGGCACCCGCGTTTGCATAAATGGTCTCGTTTTTCAAATAGGATACTACTTCGGTGCATTCTTGGAAAATTTCCGGACTTCCGGCAAAACTCTCCAACGAGATATTGGACTTTAGCATTGTCGTTTTATCAGCGGAGACGTCGCGACCGCGATTGAATAGCCCGCCACCTCCACCACCACCGCCCATAAATTGAGAGGGATTTTGCGACATTTGGGATAATCGAAAAGCGGTCACCAAAAAATAAATAATGAAAAGAGGGTATAGGATCGACCCGATGGTATTCCCCACATTGGATAAGTTTTGCTGAATGGGGCTGGGTGTTGAATCGTGGACAAAGACGGCACTCACACTATGTTTCAATGATTTGTCTAGTATGTTGTTTGCAACATAGGGACTGATACTGGTGGTGGACATATCGTCCATACGGGAGTCGTGTTTTTCCGCATCTTCACTGACAACGGTCTCCATATCGTCGGAGAAATAGAGTTTCGAAACGCGATTCTCCTCAATATTTTTGATGAGCGAATTGTAGGAAACCGTCTTGTAAAATCGACTGTTGTATATGATGCGATTGTCATTGTCAAACGATGACATCTTAGGAGGCGTTGTATGTCTTTGAAGAATGGCACTTAGTCCGGAAAACATTAAACTGAATACTAGTAAAAAATACTTCATTATATTTTGCTATTGTCGGTTATGCTTTATATATTTTCGTGATTGGTTGTTTTTGTATTTTTTCAAAGTTTTCAACGCGGAAGAAATAAATTTATCCACGGAAAGAGATTAAGGTCTATCCGTGGTTTTGTAGACTCCTTCGGAAGGAAGGCTATAAAACCGTGGGTAGCCTATATCCTTTTCGTGGATAAATAAATTTATCCACGGAAAGAGATTAAAGATGAAAATGCATACATTTTAAGCAAACAATGTGTGGGATATTTGCATTACTCAATAATGGTGATACTTTTTCACACAATATTCTCCATAATGAATTTATCAAGGGGGCGCGCCGTGGCCCCGAATTTTCCATATTGCAAAACCGCGGAAAACATTTGAATATTCACCATCACGGTGACTCGGACAGTGATGGATCAGATGAACAGATTGGGATGGATATAATTTCAACCATCTCGCAAAGTGACATCTATCTTGGATTTCATCGATTGGCGATCAACGGTCTCAATGCCGAATCAAATCAGCCCATCGAGATCGACGGCATTTCTCTCATATGTAATGGCGAAATTTACAACTATAGAGAATTGTATGATATGATGCAGCAAGTCGTCCCCAAAACCAATTCAGACTGCGAAATCATTTTGCATTTATACGCACATTATGGCATCGAACAAACCTTGCAAATGCTCGACGGCGTGTTTGCGTTTATACTGGTCGATTCGCGCACTACACACAAACATCCGAAAATCTATGTAGCGAGAGACCCATATGGAGTCCGACCCCTCTATGTAATGTCGAAAACGCAAGTGTCAACGCGGAGACCGACGAAGTCGATGTATGGTTTTGCATCGGAACTCAAGGTTTTATCCGTATTGTGCAATCGGCTGAACAATGAGACGTGTATTGTAAATACAACGTCTTCTTATCAAATTGCGCAATTTCCACCCGGGACGTATTCCGTCTTGGAAGAAATGTGCGAGTACGGTTATCACGAAGAACTCGCTGTAAAAAACTGGGTATATGTTCAGCAAAATATCCGTTATCATTCGACCGGATTTCATACAATTTGTTACAACGACGATGATTTGGAAGCCATTATCCGTAATATTCAGTATCATTTGATCAATGCGGTTCATAAACGATGTACGACAACCGAACGTCCGATCGCGTGCCTATTATCGGGAGGGTTGGATAGTAGTTTGATTACGGCCTTGGTACAAGAGTTTCGGAATGAGAATGGATTGCCGCCGGTGGAAACGTATAGCATTGGTTTAGATGGATCGGAAGATTTGCGATATGCCAAAATTGTGGCGAATCATTTAGGAACAAACCACACGGAGATTGTTTTGAGTGAAAACGAATTTGTGGATGCCATTCCGGATGTGATCCGGTCGATCGAGTCCTACGATACAACGACGGTTCGTGCCAGTATTGGAAACTGGTTACTTGGTAAGTACATCGCGGAACATAGTGAAGCCAAAGTGATCTTCAACGGAGACGGGTCGGACGAACTGATGGGTGGGTACTTGTATATGAATGCGTGTCCCGATTCCATCGAATATGATCGTGAATCGCGGCGCCTACTACAAGATATTCACGCATTTGATGTTTTGCGATCGGATAAATCGATATCGAGCCACGGATTGGAACCGCGTACACCGTTTTTAGATCGAACGTGGGTGCAGTTTTACTTGTCCATTCATCCCGACATTCGGAATCACCGGTTTCAAAACCAGTGTGAAAAATATTTGGTTCGGTTTGCCTTTTCGTCGGACTTTTACAAGAGTAGCGACAAGCAGTTGTTACCCGATGAAATATTATGGCGAAGAAAGGAGGCGTTTAGTGACGGAGTTTCAAAGACATCGCGATCTCTTTATCAGATTATCCAAGAATACACAAATAATCAGACACCGGGGAATGATATCGTAAAACATACGCATTTGTCGCCGACTACATCGGAACAGTCGTATTATCGCCGCATTTTCGACGAAGCCTATCCGAATCACGCCGCGGTGGTCCCTTATTTTTGGATGCCGAAATATGTGGATGCAAAAGATGCCAGTGCGCGAACATTGGAGCTATACAACGACCATCCAGCATTCGATAGCACGTCCTTTATAAAAGATATGAATATTGTATAGAGTGACAAGACAAGACAAGACAAGACAAAATGTCTTCTTTACATAACGAAAAAGTAAGTGTTATCATACCGTCATTCAATCGATTCAAGTATTTGTTGAACACGATAACAAGTGTTAAAAATCAAACCTATGAAAATATTGAAATCATTGTGGTAAATGACGGTTCAACAGAAAAAGAATACTATCAATATGATTGGGAAGGAAATGGTATCATCGCCATACATTTGAAAGAAAATACAAAAGCTGTATTTGGATACCCGTGTGTTGGATATGTAATCAATAAAGGTTTAGAAATATATACTGGAGATTATTTTGCAACGTGTGACGATGATGATATTTGGCTTCCTTCCAAATTAGAATGGCAATTAAAGGCAATGTCCGAAACGGGATGTAAAATGTCGTGTACGGATGGTTTTATTGGCAGGGGTGTGTATGATATCAATAAAAATTACAAAAAATACAATGCCGAACATTATTATAGCGTTTTACAAAATATTTATAAAAAGAGGGGTAACGATGACTTGATAAATGGGTTTCCAAAAATATGGAATCTCGATTTTATAAAAATACATAATTGTATTGTGGCGTCTAGTGTGGTAATCCACAAAGACATTATATCAAAAATCGGTAAACAATTAGAGATAAAAATGGGAGGCGCAAACATCAATGGCAAAAGTGTACATATCGATTATGAATATTGGCTTCGAGCACTTAAACATACTGATTGTGTCTATGTAAACAATGTTTGTTTTTATTATGACCTCGGTCACGGAGATGGGCAATTATACAAATAGGCAAAAACACATATAAAGAATTACACACGTATATGTGTGGGCAGCCGATTTGATTCTAGTAAAATGTTTGACTATAAAAGTGCCTAGAATGGAGCAGATATTCGCCATAGACTGGCTTTAGCTCAGTTGGAAGAGTAGTGGACTGTAAATCCATTGGTCGTCGGTTCGAACCCGACAAGCCAGAGTATACACAACAATGTGTGTTGTTGTTGTGTAGAATCATTGCGTTGTACAAAAAAACAAAATTCATCGGTTGATAATAGAGTTGGATGCAATGAAAACATTTAGAGAAAAGTGTATGGAATTTTTGGATAATGAAGATATTAAACGGGATGTCAAACATTTGGTTCATTCGGCATATGGTATGTTGTACAATGAATGCTATCCGTACATTTGGTTGATTTGTCTCTATCACGTGATACTGATTTTTGCCATTTTAGCCAATTTTATTTGGATCCTTCGACTACACTCATCGATTCGTACAATTGTCATTCATAATTGATAATTTCTAAGTAGATTCTATAAAATAATGAATCGCTCGTTGCGGATGAATAAATCTATAGGAGGAGATGATGAAACTACAGAAAAACAAGGACTGCTTGCTGGTAAAAAGGGAGGTGCTTGCGGTGCTGCTGCCAGTGGACTTATAGCAAGTGGTAGTTTTCCTCAACAAATGGGCGGGTTTCCATTCAGTACAAACTCGACAACCGATCATACTGTCGGAGGTCATTCTACAAATCTTTTACCTGGTAGTTACCGTGGCGGAGAGAGTAGAATAAAGAGAAAAGGTGGATCGCAATTTATGAGGGCTGCTCTTCCCGCTTTACTTGTTTTAGCAAGTAATTCATACAAGCGCAAGGGTTCTAAAACTCGTGGTAAACGCAACTACCGTTCTCGCAGAACGGCTAGATCGAAGAAGTAAGAAATCGGAATTGTGATTTTTCTTGGACTTGGTCTGTCCAAAAAAAACAAATTTTTATGTGCAAATATTGTATAAACTATGTCAAAACCAAATTATACAATAGGTAAAAATATAACCATTATCTTATTGGCAGTTTTATTGATATTATCTGTTTTAGGCGTAAATTTATTAAATGTTATTGGACAGTCCGTTTCTCAACTAGGAGATGTGGTATCTAAAATTGCAATATCCATCAATCCCGTTGTTAGACAAAGTGCTTCTTATATCAGTAACAATACCGGAAAAGTAATCAATACGTCTGCTGATATTGGAAGCAACGTTGCCCATTTAGGAATTGACATTGCCGATGGAACTGCTCATTCTGTTGGAAACTTATTACAAAATCGTAGCAATAGCTATGTCATACAATATGGTAAAAATAGACCTGTTCAGATCATCAATCCGGCTACATCCAGACCCGCGGGAACCACACCTTCGTCAGGACCTTCGTCAGGACCTTCGTCAGGACCTTCGTCAGGACCTTCGTCAGGACCTTTGTCCGGGCCTTCGTCAGGGCCTTCGTCAACAGGTAACCGATTGAGAACTCCTCAACCAACGTTGGACAGTGAACTAAACAATGCTCCTCGTGATGATGGTAATATTGTTTTTTCGCCTTATGATAGAGCTTCAAGATGGTGTTTAGTCGGGGAAGAGGAGGGTCGTCGCAAATGTGTCAATGTGGATTCGTCAAGCAAGTGTTATTCGCGTGATGTGTATAATTCGGAATACGAATGCATACGCAGTGATAATCGCGTGATGGATCCATATACCTATACAACATACGATCCTCGACGAGAACAACAGCGTAATGACTTGCAAACATTGTCAAACGCTTACCAACTATCAAATGCTGCCAAACTTTCAACAACTATCAATAACCAAGAAAAGATGCAAAATCGTAATGATGACTGTGATGATTGTGATGACGACGACGACGACGACGACGACAACAGTGACAATGGCTCATCCGATGACAATGATATATCAGATGAT